ATAAAAATTTAAGTGCTATTTAGCACTAATTTATTTTATATAAATATTATTAATTTTTAGTTTATTATATCTGTCCACTATCTATTATGTAAGATCCTGAAGAAATCCAATATTGAACCCCCTCTGAAAAGTGTGCAGAACCTGTATTTACTGAAACAGCATCTGCCGTCACACTTATACCATTACCTGCTCCAACATTCAGGGTTACACTACCAGCAAATCCTCCACCAACTAAACCACTACCCGCTATTACTGCAGTTATATCACCACCTGCTAATGCAAATCCAAAAAATTCATTCCAAGTTACACTATCTGTAAAAGTAGTTGGAGGATTTGCTAATGTAATTACCGCTTGGTATGTTTGTTCGGCTTCTTCTACCCAAACAATTTGATTATTTGATATTCTTGATATTGGAATAGTTGCCAAATCAGAATATAAAGGAACACTATAAAAAGCACCCTTTATATATTCAATATCAGCAAGAGCAACACCAGAAGCAGATGCAGCTGAAGTTAAAGTAATTTTGTTACCTATTTCACCGCCATTAAATGAGCTTGTTTGATATCTTGAATCAAATGATGCGGTTAGTTGAGATGAACCAGATATAATACCTGAAGGTAATAAATTTATTACTTGTGCAGATCCAGAAACGGTTCCAGCTGGAACTCCTGATTCAGGACCAATTGATGAATTACTTACTGAAATAACCCAATAACCATCATAATAAATATAAAGATTGCCATCATTAGAACTCCACCACAAATCCCCTTCATTTGGAGAAGCTGGTGGTGTATTTGATATATTTGTAGTTGTTTCGCTACCACTTAAAGCGTATCTTGTATCATAAGATGCGGTCAATTGTGCAGAACTACTTATTATTCCATTTGGTATATCAGATAAATTATTATATGATGAAATTCCAATTGAACCACTTAAAGCGTATCTTGTATCATAAGATGCGGTCAATTGAGAAGAACCGGAAACAGTTCCTAATGGAACGCCTCCCCCGCCACCAACATTGGTTATTGTAATGTCATCACCTAATTGTGTTATTGATATTCCGGTACCCGCAACAAAATTTGGAGTATCGATAATATCACCATAATTAACACCCAATACTTGTGATGCTGAAACAACACCGGATGCAGTAATATTATTTGTAACAAGAAAATCACCCTGTATAACTGATGCGGTTACTACACCCTGAATCTGTTTTGCTTGAATTAGTGATGCCATTTTTTTTACCTACTTACTATTTTACCTTTAATTATAAAATCACTTGATACAATATCATCTGGATCATAAGTGATTGCTTGATTAAAATTTATTATAATATTTGTTCCGTTATCTATAACTGAATATGTATCTGCTGTTTTTTTTACACCCATCAAATACACATCAACATAATCAGATAAATTATCTACTTTAATTTCTTCAAAAACAAATTTTTTGTTATTAAGAACTAAAGTAAATAATTCTCCATTCAAAGATAAAGAATCCACATTATGTGAAAATATTGCAGTATCATTAATAACTTGCAATACTAAATTTTTAAATCTTTTTTTATGGTCAATAATATCATTAATAAATGGAGAATCATCTAATGAAGATGTTGCTTCATAAGATGAACTTAATATAGGAACAATAATATTTGGTTTTGTTTTACTCATATTGTATCTATATCTCCTTCTAATTTTATATCATCATTACTAGCAAGATTATATGCAAAATTAGATTTAATAAATCTTATATGAAATTCATTATCTACTTGTTCTGCAATATAATCTTTTTCTAAAATATACTGACCATTAATAAATATATCAAAACGAGCGTGCTCCTTTCTTAATGGTCTTAAATTTAGATTTAAATCTTTCATTTTTACACCACTAACTTTCCAAATCCAATACGTTGGATGTGTTAAGTTATGAGGCACCAAACGATATTCATCTGGTTCGTGAACTTGCTTCAATATTTTATTTAATTCATGTATCATAATTCAATAAATTTGCCAGTGATACCAACTTCATCGGTATTTTCGATAATATAACCCAATTCAGTAGAAGTTGCTACTAAATCATTAGGATATGTTCCTCCCGCAGAAAGTGACCCACTATTGAAATTAAAAATTATTTCATTATCACCATAAGAGCCCGTATATGAATATTTTGTTTTTGGAATTAAAACTCCATTTATATAAACTCTAAACCATTCATCTGTATTAAATACACCCACCAATTCAGATGGCATTTTTGGTAATTCAACATTTGTTAGTTTTACTGAATCTGAATCAATATACTCTGCTTGTTGAGAACCTCTTATGGTCATAAAATTAATAACATCTGCATATTCATTATAAACTTTTTGAGTAAGTATATTTTGAGTTACACTACCACCTGTTAAATCAGTTTCTACACCCCAAACTACTTTTTTTGGAGAAATAGATTTTTTTGTTGTAAATTCATTATCAAATTTTTCAGGAAGTAAATATGCATTTGCTACCATACTGAAAGTTGTTCTTATAATTCTTTGAGTTCCTTCTCCAACTTCAGTTGTGTTATCAAATGAATCAATTTTTACTCTGAATTTAAACCCATTCTTATCTCCCCAATATTCATCAGTAGCATATTGAAACGCTTCTATAATCTTATTCATGTGTTCTGTAAAATCCGTCCATATCATTACTTCATAAGTAATACTAACATAATCAGGTATAGTAATATTGTATTGTTCAACTGGTCTTTGTGTTCCAGTCATAGCTGAAAATCTATCGTACTTATGTTTTTTAGAATATTTTGAAACTGCAGGATAGAAAAAATTTCTATTCATTGAGTTAGGATGTGAATCATCTCTTGCAATAGAATTTCTTTTAAACATTATTAATGGAAGTTGTATTTGTCCTTTTTTATCTCTCAAATACCCTTCTTTTTGTACAGATTTCCATCTTTCAGCATTTCCATATAAAACTGGAATGCTTATTTTTTCATTTTTTATTTCTACGGTAGGAACAACAACATCAATCATGTGTTCAGCTATAGCCAAATCAACATCATACAATTTTACACCTTTGTGATTTTTTACATCGGTTTTAAGTTGTTCTGCCCTATTAAGTTTTCTTTTTAATGGATCTATACTCATTATCTTACCCTATCTTCTATTTGAACCTGTGAACGTCTTACTAAATGACAAATTGCTGTTAAGAACATTCTAGTATCTTCAAATTCGTTTGTAGTTTTATTAAAAATTTGTTGTTGTCCACCAATTAGTCGTGTTGATTGAAGATTGTCTATTTCATAATAACTTTCATCAAAATGAATTATATCTCCAATTTCAGGATAACCATATTGTGTATTCTGAATTGCTTCAGTAGGAATTAAAGTTCCATTAATATCTCTTAATTTTGGTAATGTTTCAGTTCTTAATCTCATTCTATTAAATCTAAATTCAACAGCTTGAGTTATATCAGCACCAAATCCTTCATATTGTACACCCGTTGGATTTCTATCTACAATAGCCATTAAATTTGCTGGAGCATAATAAACTTTACCTAAAGATTCACCATATAAGTTTGTTTTTGTTTCACCTATGGAAACTTTGAATAAAGTTATAGCTTGTTCCACTACATAATCAACAACTTCTTCTGAAATTGTTTTAATAAATTTTAAATCATTTGAGTTAAAAAATTTAGGCATCTTAAATTATTTTTTATCCAATATAAATTGCTAATGGAACTTTACCAATTATTTTTTGTTGTTGATCAACAATATTTGCTTCATTTTCCATTCTTTTTTTTCTACTTACTTCTTCCAAATTTTCTCTCAATTGTTCAACCAATTTATCCTTTTCAGTTTGAGCTTCTGCTCTTAATGCCGCACCATCTAATGATACATCTGAACCTGGAATTGGAATTTGATTATATTTTTCTCTAATAGCACCTAACAATTCTTTTGAAAGTGCAAGTGTGTATTTTCTAATCCATTGTTTACCAACATCATTTATAGTTGAATAATTTGTAAAATTATAGTCTACATTTGAATAATCAGCAACTACACTATTTGTTACCATTGTTGCGTTTGATGTAAAATCTTTATCTACATAATATTCAAAATGTAATTTATACCTTTGTTGTGGTATTGGAAATATTTGTAATTTGTTATTTACAATATGAAAAGTATGTGCAGATTTTCTATATTGGTCATTAAATTCAATAGCCTGAATTCTTAACATATCTTCATATATCGGCATTAATATAAATTGTGCAGCTGGAGAGAATGAACCAAATCCAAATTCATCAATTAAGTTTAATGTACCCTGTCCACTTACTGAATAAGGGTCAAAAAATCTTTGAATTGCAGGAGTTGCTTCATAAAATACTCTTGTTATTGTAATTCTCTCACCACTTTCACTAACATTTGCAAATAGTTCCTGTAAATCATAATCTTGTGAACCTGTTTGTAAATCAATAGAACCAGATTTTATATCGGTTCTACCACCCACCCCCGCTTGTGTTGCATAAGCTTGTGAAATCTCAATTATATTATTTAATTCTGAGCCATTTACTAACTTATTAGTATAATTACTTCCAGTAGGTCTTCCCTGTAAAGCTCCTAAATTATTTCTAATATTAAATTGATTTACTTGTGCTGAATATTCTGAAACCGCTTCTTCAAATACAGCAAAAAATGATCCAGATTCTAATTCTACATCAACTATTGGGTAACCCAATCTTTTTGCACACCATTTAGCAACCTTTGGTGCATCAGTTACAAACTCTGAATCTGAATCAAAAATTCCAAAAGGTGTTGATGAACCTGATATAAAAATAGCTTCATCCGTCCAAATTTTTGCTTGAGACATACTTTATATTCCTCTTTTATACAATTATACACCTATAAATATAAAGCATAAAAAAAGGGAGTGAAAATCACTCCCTTAAAAATATCAAGTTAAAAAAATGGTATTAGTTTAAGTATTTTAATTTATAAAGTGTTGAATAAATTAATGATTCTATTTCCTGTACCATATTATCTATAAAAGTGTCTTTAATTGGTCTTGTTTTTTCTATTATTTTTATGATTTTATTGTAATATTCAATTAATTGTTCTTTTGATTCGTATTGTTCAATCTTTGATACATTTTTATATTTTAGGATACCATATTTACCTTGATATGCCTCTGCAAGTCCATCGGTCAAACCACCAATAATTTCATAATAATTACCTAAAGCTTTATGTTCAGCAAAAGATTTTGTTTGTAAGTGGAAAACATGAACCTGATTGACCGAATGTAATAATACTGAAATTAAATCTTCCATTTAGTATATATTTTTCTTTTACTAATAATAAATATATAATAAAATGGTTTTACCTAATTTTTAGGTTTTTGCAATTACTTCCAAGTTATTAATACCACTTCATTAAACATAACAATTCATATTACACATTGCCAATAAAAAAATGTTGTTTCTACACTCACTATCTGCTCTACTCATAGCCAAATAAAGATTATTCTCTACTACCGCCTCTACAAACCCACCACCGGAATAAGATGATTTATCTCTGGTACACATAATTGATACCATAATATCCAAAATGTGGGAACTTGGGTTTTCATAACCCCAATCTTTAGCGAACTGAATCGCCTTTTCTCTACATTGTTCTCTAATATCCATTTTTTTTTATTTAGTGTAAAATTTATAAGAGTACAAAGTTCCACAATCATCATCATCTAAATCATCTTCTACGATTACCACTTCATTACCAACGATTTTTTGAAGTTTGGAATAATTGACTCGTTTCCAATATCCAAAACGGAAGAAATTATCACCGGATCCCATATTTACTTTGTCGATGATAAAAGAACCGAACTCGGATTCTATTTTTGAAAGGGTTTCAGAGGAAAAACTCATAATTTTAAGGGTTTAAGGGGTTTAAATTTTATTACAATACAAATATATGAAAAAGATTTCATATAAACAAGCATTTTTTAAAATATTTTTTTATTCATCATCGATTTCACCATAAATGGCTGTCCATTCTTCTGGTGTAATACCTGTCATCAAAAATTCTCTTTGAGCAGGTGTCAAATTCGGTACAATATTCTGAATAAGTTCAGCTGTATATCTTCTATTATCGATTCTATACAATTGCTCATAAGTAACATCCAATTCCATAGTGTTTGTTTTACCTGAAAAAGAGGAAACCATTTCTACTAACATATCTTTTTTAATTTAAGTTAAATTCTACGTTTTTATGAATCTCTTTACGAAGTGGATTTTCACTTAACCAAAGATTATACACATAATCATAAGAAGTTCCAAGTTCTTCTGCTAACTTCTCAAATAATCTTTCTCTTATAATACTATCACCAACACCGATATACTTATACACATCTCTATCAACAATCAATTCGTTTAACAAACCTGCAAAAGTTGTGTTTTCATTAAGTTCAATACCCAATTCATCGGTTGGGAAGGCTTCTAAATAAAATTCTTTAATTTTCATATCTCTCATTGTTATATAGTAAATGTACGAATAAATTCTGAATTTTCCAAGTATTTTGTAACAAATTTTTACTTTTTTTGTGACAAAAAATAACCCATTGAAAATCAATGAGTTATATTATATTGGTTATCAATAAGTTAGAAAAACTTCTCCATTTTGTGTTCCATAGAACCTTTTAGATTATAGCATCGAATATCTTGAACCTCTATATGAGATGAATTGTACTGTTTCTTTTCAAACCCCCACCCTTCTATACACGTGTAATAACCAAAAGGATATTTTTTGTTTATAATTAGGTCTAAATACTCCCCATTTCCAACTCCAATAGTTAATAATACACAAGATTGTTTGCCTCTATTTAGTTTTCTGAAATTTCCAACTATTCCACTAAACCAAACTTGATCACCTTCTCTTTCCAATCCCATGTGTGGTAAAAATTCATAATTATCCCACCAACCCGTTTTTGTAAACTGGTCATATATTGATCCATATTGTTGATTTTTAATCCATACACCATTATTTAGGGCCTCTCTCATGTGAACCCATTTTTTATACGAAGAATTACAATGTTTTAATGTAGATTCCCAAAATTCTTTTGGACTTCTTGCTTTATGATATGCCAAAGCCCAAACCATTTGCCCATAAGCAATAGAATGACCTTTTGCAAAAGAATATTTTCGTAAATGTGTAAGTTCTTTGTATATAGATTCATTATTTATTTTGGATTTAAATTCTTCCATTACCTTTTTATCCAAATTTTTAAATCCTCTTCTATATCTATCCGCTTCTGATAATGAACACCCTAAAGTAGTTGATATAAATGTAAGAGCATCTTCATCATAAACAAATGTAGATTTACCATCTCTAAAATAACTTGCTTTTCTACCCCCATCTGCTGCGGCGGGTCTAATCAATGCTAAAGCAAGTGCAACATCATACATTGTTTTGGGTTGAAGTGCAAGAATAGTTTTTCTCATCGTTCTACTCTCACTTTGTGTCAACCCTAATACATCACCTTTACATAATAATTCTGATGTAAGTGTATCATCAAATGGATAATCAGATAGTTTTGTTATCGGGTCTAACTCTCTTAATTGAGCTAATCCTCTATTACAAAGAAGGTCAATCTTTATCCAATTATTATCTTCTACATCATATTTATCTACTGCTATTTGATTTTCTTTCAGTATAAGTTTTTCTGGTATTCCATCTTTCCAAATTACAATACCCCCACAATGTTTACTCCAATTTCTTTGTTCACCTAATAG